CGGTGAAACCAGTGCGACTAGCGGATGTGATCTCATAGTAATCGCCGGTGTTCAAATTAAAAGCGGTCAGACCCAAAGCTGGTGTTTGGTAAAACGCCTTCGCGTAGGTCACGGCGTAGGATGCGGTGCCGCTGGTGATCGTGCCGCTGTTCTCCGTGCGGGACTGCATCACCATTTCATAGCCCAGCTCGTCGATCAGTGGTGTCTGGTCTGTGCGGGCGCTGATCAGGTCAACCTTGAACTGGAACTGACGACCGGCGTAGCTGCCGTTGTACATCGGGAACCACTCGCCAAAATCAATGTCGGATTCCAGCTCAAAGCGGTCTGGGCTGCTCTCCAGCAGCAGTTTGTCGCCGTCCTCCAGCAGCATGAAGGTATCGACGGTGGCCACGTCGCTGGAACGGAAGTAGACATCGGCGCTGGTGTCATCAGCCAAGGCGCCATCGAAATCGCTCCAGCGGTCGATCAGTTCTGAACGGCTGTCGATTGTGTCGGCTGGGTACAGGCCGCGAGTGGTGAGCGTGCGGCGGAAATCAACTGTGAACTTTGCGCCAAGGTCAACGATGTTGGTGAAGTAGTAGCGACCCGCGAGCAACTGCTGGCCGGTAAAGTCCATCGCGCCGATGGCGTCAAAGTCAATAATTTCATCCACCGTCTCACTGCCATCCAGCACGATGGCGTCGTAATCAGCGTCGTAGCGGGCATCATCAAATTGCCCTTGGTATGGCGGTACGGTCTGGTCTTCGCGGACAGTAGTAATACTTAGCGGTGGGATGGCGTCGGGCTGATCGAAGATGACGCTGGTGGCGTTCTGACTCCGCAGGCCAGCCGGATCTTGGAACTTGAGCAGATATTCGCCGTCGATCTTGGGCAGCAGGGCGTAGGTGGTCTCAGCGCCAACACGATCCGTCAACAGGGTCGAGTCTTGCCATTCGCCGGTGCCATCGGTCTTGGTGCTATGGCGGATGATTGCGGTGAGGAAACCAGGTGCTGCAATCGGACGCGACCAACGCAGCATCACCTGATTGTTGGCGATCTGTTCAATCGTGACGTTCTCAGGATCAATCGGTAGTTGCTGAACAGAACCCGTCGGGTTGGATGTTGATGCAAACGACGGAACCGTAAAAGTTGCTGAAAGCGCTGGTGCGCTCTTGTTAAATCCCAATCCGTATGCCGTGACGGAAACCAGCAGTTGGAAACTTTCGGGCAGGCCGATTATTTCAATGTTTGGGTTGTTGGTGCGAACTGTGCGGCTGTTGCCCTGTGCGGTGTTGTAAGTAACGTCGTAGCCGAAGGTGGCACCACCAGCGCCTTTTGCCCAAGAGATGTTGACCTGCGTAGTCAGCACCGTGCCGTCGCGCACCTGACCGGCGTTAAAGGCGATGTTCCTGACTGACGGCGGTGCGGAATCAAACGTGGTGATGTCCGGGAACTGCAAGTTCTGCCCGTTATCAACCGAGGCGTAGATGCTGTCGTTATGCACCAAGCCGGTGATTGCGTAGGTGCCGTCGCCGTTGTCTGATGCACTGATGCAACGGAACTTTTGATTGGCAACGCCGCTGGTGGTAATTGACCAGATCGACTGCGCGTTAGGTGCAGCGGTGAAAGAACTGCTGACGTTGATCGTGCTGCCGGAAACGCTGCTGATGTTGCGGGTTTCAACCGTGCCATTGGGCAGCAGGCAGGTCAGTTGTGGGTTCGAGCCAGACGGCAACGTGATCGACTGATCAGCAACGATGGCGCTGGTGGTGGAGGAGGAGACGCGACCGGAGATGCGGGTGCCTTGGCGGAGTGAATCGGCAACGGCAAAGATCTGACCCGGCAGCACCACGGCACCCTGCAGGCCAGTGCTGAACGAGATCACTTCATCGTCGAGCGCCTCGGTTTTGAGTGTCCACAGGCCAACGCGCTGTGCCTGCCACTTGGAAGTGCAGCCAAAACCGATCAGTTCTTTGACGATGTAGCCGTACTTAGCGATCAGCGCGGCATCTTCAACGACAACAACGTTCGGGCGGTAGAAGTTTTCCGGATCGTTGTAGCGAACATGCACGCTGGTGCTACGAGTCTTGAGTGAGCTGCCGGAATATTCAAAAAGACCGCCGACGACGTTGGCATTGGTGTAGATGTGCGAGGCCGCAAGCGCAGTGCCGTCAAGGTTGCCGTGGTCGGCTGCAACTTGGATGACGTTGTTTGACCAGAACAGGATGCCTCGGAATACCGAAGCCATGTCCATCAGGACGTTGTACGCCTCGGCGCGGTCACCGATAACTACGTTGCAAGAGAAGCGCGGTTCCCTGGTGCCATCTGGATTGGTGACCTGCTGGTTTGCGTACTTGGCAATCGGGTACAGGTCGATCCAGCTCAGGTTGGCCGAGGTGATGAACTGACCAGCGCCATAGCGGCGATTGGTGAGCAGGTCGTAGAAGCAGCAAACTGGGCAGCTCGTCCACTTCTCAGCGGTCTGAACCGCACCGTTGAAGCTGGAATCGTTGAACGCAAGGCTGCCATCACCCAGAACGGTCGCGCCAGTTGGGATCTGAACCAGACGGCCACGGATCAGATAGGCACGCGATGGCAGGCTGTTGAACGCCTTGGTTGAGATCGCCAGCTCGTTTAGCGCCGAATAGTTGTAATTGACGTTTTGCGAGATCGTTTCGGTGTAAGACGACCAGATGATTTGATTGCCTCGGTTGCTGGCAATCGGTGTGTTCTGCGGTGTGTCTTGAAAACTGGTGTATTTGATCTCAAAGTGGCCTTCACCCAGATCTACCTTTTGAACTTTGATGTTCCAAGGACCGGCGCCAAATGTTCTGAGGTTGATGATGCCGGTGCTGTACTGGTAGTTGTTGGTGGAAACGCCGGTGATTGTTTTGTTGGAGGCAAGCTGGAAGCCGGTGCCGCTGCCCTTGGCCTGCACGTAAATAAGGATCTGAAGCGTGCCACCGAATAGCTGGCCTTTGGCGAGGCTTTCCTGCGCGACGGAATAGAGCTTGGGAATCGTGAACAGCAGCTCTACGTTGTTGACCGTTGGATCAGTGATCTGGCGCGTAACACTGCCGCTGCCGTACTTGCGGTTAACAACTTCGTTGTTGCTGTTCAGGTCTTCGCTGTAGTTTTCGCCAATCTCTTGGTTGACTTCAACAATTTGTGAAGTGCCGTCGTTGAACCAGTACGTTGCACCCTGACGTGCCGCGCCAACGTAGGAAGCCGACGAAATATCCTCAGGCTTGAAGTTATAGGTGCCGTCGCTGTTTTGAATTGGTGTTTCGTTGAGGTATGTACCCTGCAGGCCGTTAATGACGCCACCAATCGGACCCTCACAGAGAAGATCCAGCACCTTGATTGTTGTGACGGAATTAAGTGCCATGTCAGTAGAGCGAATACCCGATGCTGTTCAAACGAAGGTAGATCGGGTTGGAGCCGGTGGTGCCGTTGGCCACGGTTTCAGCCGAGATCACTTCAACCTGAACGCTGACGATGCTTTCGGTTTCAATGTCGCCCAGCTCCAAGCGGTGCATCCATCCGAAGAATTGGCCTTCAAAGATCAGACCTTGGATGGTGGCGGAGTCAGCGGCGACGAGGAAGCCGTCGTCTAAAACATCGCCTCGGTAGACCTTGATTTCATAGCTGATGTACCCGTCAACGTAGGTTGTACCAGTACCACCGGCTTGATCGTAGAGACCATTTTCCAGTGACAATGCAACGTTAAAATCGGAGTATTGCTCCACGCTGGCCATGTAGCCGCCGTAGACCTGCAGCGAGGCAAAGCGGCGCTCGTTTTGAACATCAGTGCGGATCAGTTGCGTACTGTTGGTAACGCCGTATTGACCGACTGGGCTGAAGTATTGCTGGGTGTTAAATACGGTTTGATAAACACGGCGGGCAATAACACCGGACTTATCGGAGAACTCATCAGTCAGTATTTCGTTGCCCAGCCGGATTGTGTCAATGCTTGGTGCGCGGAGGCTGGTCAGCACCGGATCAGATTCGTCGGCAATTTGGAATTTGGATTTGAGCAGGTGGCTGCCGATCAGCACTTTGCCGTAAGCCAGTGGCACCGTGGCACCAACACCGACTGAGTTTGCGGCGCCCGTGTAGGCATAGGACTGCTGGCCATCAATGCCAGAGGTGACATTCTCAGGACCGTTGGTGCGGTTACGGCTGCCCATGCGGGAACCGCCATACGAAGTGGAGCCAAATCCGCCAAGCGTTGGAATTTGCGGCTGCGGAGACAGGGCTTGTGCAACACCGCCAAGGATCAGGCTTGCACCAAAAACACTTAAAGCACTGCCAACGCTAGTAAGAGCGGCAATGGTCGAGGCAGAGCCAGTGATCCCGAGCAAACCTGCACCAGCGCCAAAAATACCAGCACCAGGCAAAAGAAAAGAAAGGGCAACTAAACCGATTCCGGCTAAAACTTTGCCACCACCCTCACCGCTACCGCTTAATACCGGAACAATTACAAGGTCTCTTTCGCCAAATGGCAGGATTAAATCTTCGTAGCTGAAATCAACGCCGCCCTGCAATACCTGATAACCAATACCGTTTTCTTCTGATTCCAGTAAATGATCCTTGAACTCCGGCATGTTGATGCACAGGAGTTTGATCGCATCAGCGGCGTTGCGCAGGTTGTAATAGGTATGCTCGGCGCCAAAACGTTCGCCAAGTTCACCCATTAGGCAGACCCGCTGCATATCGGTAAACCGCCGCGATGCTCCTCACATAGTAACTGCTGAGCCACTCCACAGCACTAAGGCGGCCTCTCATGTGATGCAGGATCCGCCACGGTTCCACGAAGATCGCAGCGTGCATCGGCTCCAGCGTGCCGAGTTTCATGATGGCCACATCACCAGGGCGGCGCTGCTCAAACTCCACGCGTTCAAAGCCCAGTGCCACCGCCTCGCGTAGGTAAATGCTGGGTGTGGTCTGCAGATCCTCAGGACGGTCGAAGTCCTTTAGCTCGATGCCCTGCAGCCGAAAGTAGTCACGCACCATCGTGTAACAGTCGCGCCCGTCGTCGTCCCACTCCAAGCCGATCAGGGTTCGATGGTCAACCATTCGTCCGTTGGTAGGGAGTAGATCAGCCACGGCACACCGCTTTGCCTGCAGGCACGCTGATCCAGTTCGCTGGCAGGTCCGCCCTTCGGGTGGCTATGGATAATCGCAACGATCTCGCCGTTGACGGACGCCCGATAGTAGTCACGCGGGTGCATGACGAAGTGTTTTTCCGGTTCCTCGCAAACATTGCGGCAAGGCCAGTACATCTGACCAGTGGCGGCTTGAATCACCACACCGCAGGCTTCGTAGGGTGCGGCGGATCTGGCGTGGCGCTCGGCCTCAGATTTGGATTCGGGAGCCAGGGTAACCACCATGCGGATAGTCGGAAATGCCTTGGGATTGGAAACGGATTCTGCAGCTATTGAACCGCTTGCCGCAAACATCAGAAGTGCTGACGCCTACAGCGTTGTCGTTCACGTCAAAATAGCTGCTGCCGGTGTAGCCGCACTCAGGACCGCGATAGACCCACGGGCAGTAGTCCTGCACTTGCCGGCCAGGAAGCTGCAAATTGGTGAGGTCTAGTTTGCTGACCAGTTCAAATTCGACAAGCTGGATATTTTCCTTTGATACACGGTCGATGTACCAGACCTGATCCTCGAACTTGGCGGTTGGGTCGGCAGTTGGGTTGACTCCACCAGGGAAGTTGACGGCATCAAGGAATTTTTTACAGGTGCGAATGCGGGTGACCTTTGCCTGCAGCGGGTTGTAGGTCAGCAGCAATGCCGAAATTGCGCCAGTTACGTTGGCAATCCGCATGGTGGGACGCGGCAACGTACCCTTTGAAGTCAGCTCGAAACCATCTACTTCGATTGGTGCGGCGCTGTAGGTGATGCCTTGGAACACCACGTTGCCAGTCAGGGCGTTGGTGCCAGCGTGGTAGTAAAAGGTGGTATCAATGCCGTTAACCGCCAACGTGAGCCGCAGTTGAAACAGCTCGATGATGGCTGACGGATCCAGTTTTTGGATCTCGGTTTGAATTGATGTTGGTGTCGTCATGCTTCAAATACTTGCTCAAAAGTGGCAGTGATTGTATTGATATCTGCAAGATCGAAACTGCGATTCCAAGATCGACACACCCACTTGTATGCAGTCGCAGAATTGATCGGTGTCCAGTCAAAGCTTTCTGTGCCGCCGCGAGCATCAAAGAACGCTTCAATTGCTGTTGCGTCAGTATTGCTCTTGGCACTCCACGTCAGATCCCATTTCTTGGGATTTTGGTTGATGCCAAATTGAACACGCTGCTCGTAGCCATCGCCAAACTTGACGGCATTGACAATAGGTTGCGATTGCTTTTGAACACCAAAGTCGGGCGTGGTGCCACCGGTGCTAGTGCCAACAGTGGCGTCGTTGAAAGTAGCCATTACGCAAGCAAGCCTCCAGGACGACGTTGTTTGATCAATTCTGCCTGTACAGCAGCGCCGATCACCTTGCCAAGTTGGTTGGCCTGACCGTTGTTGCCTTCAACGCTAGAACCACTGGCGTCAACGTTCACGACAACATTGCCAATTTCCGAGCCGCCTTTCATCGTCACTGGAATTGTGCGGCCATCAGGTAGCGGCACATAGGCTTCGGGACGGCTTCCTTCGCCGTAAATAGCCATCTGTGGACTAGTTGCAATGCCACCGGCTGCATAACGACGCAATTGAAGTGGACCCTGTTGAGTCATGATGCCACCAGAAGCAAAACCAAAGGCTTTTGCCAGTCCGCTATCGCCAGGAATCAAGGCTTTCAAGGTTTGAAACAATGCAAATCGAACAAAAATCTTGGCGAGATCATTTAGTACAGATCGCGCAAAATCCGCAAATTGCATTTTTCCAGTTGTTACAAAATCAGCAAGTTGATCGCCTAGGCCATTAAATGCATTGCCAAGTGTTGTACCAAGATTATTAGCAAGATCGCCAGAACTTTTGACAACATCAGCAAATGATTTGGCAACCTTTTCGCCAAAGCTACCAGTTGCCTTTGCAGTTCCCTCCATTGCTTCTCTGATTTTACGAATAGCCTCAAGAAGTTCTTCAGAACTTAAAATTCCGGCGTATTTTTCAATAACTTGCGACAAATATTGATTAATTTGTACACGCTTCTGATCTTCTTCATTTAAAACTTTTGCTTTAAATTGTGCATCTGAAATTAATATATTAATTTGCGCCCTTGCTTCCGCTTCTTCGTCCAGAGCCTTTATTACGTCTGTGCCATACCCTTTAAATGCATTTTCAATTGCCTGCTCTAATTGTTGCTGAGACTGAGCGCCTTCAAGAATTGCTTGATTAACGCCAATCTGGCCGCGTTCAAGTTTTTTTTGTAAATCAAGCTCTCTTTGTAAAAATTTTGAATATTCAGCGCGAATGTCAAGACCTTGTCGCTCAAGGTTTACGGTGTCCAACCCAAGCTGTAATTGTTCATTTGTAAGGTCAATAATTTTTTTGCGCTTTTTCTCTTTTTTATCTGCCGCTCCTTCTGCGTCTAAGCCTGGCGTTGCGCCTTCGCCGGTGCCAAATAAACCAGCACCTGGTTCAAATTCTGGGAAATAGTCTTTGAAATTTTTGGTGTATTCGTTTAAAACATTGGTTACCTTGCCAAATATTTTTTCTGGAGTCGTGCCAAATGCTTCGGCAATTTTGCGCGGAAGAAATAATGCAATATCGCTAAATATTTTAAAAAGACCTCGCGAAAATCCAAACATGGTACCGCCAATTTTCGCCAATGCTCTTCCAATGTCTCTCGCCAAATTAAACCAAAAAGTCGCAAACCTTTTGATTTGTTCTGAGTTTTGATTTGCCCAACTGATTGTCTTGGCGAGATTATCTTGCAAACCTGCGCCAATTTTCTGGAAAAATCCACCATAGTTTTCGCCTGCGGTATCCAAGGCAATTTGCAAACGGGCACCTGCCTTTGCCGGTGAATCACCAATGATCTTGGCAATTTCGTCGTAATCATCTAATTGCTGCTTGGCAAATTTGACGAAGTCGGCAATTTTTACTTCGCCTTGCTCAAAAGCTTTTGCCAATTCCGGCAGTGTTCGATCAGTGGCTGCAGCAAACTTGGCAACAGCGCCAGGCAAACGTTCACCAATCTGGCCGCCCATTTCTTCGGCGCTTACCTTGCCCTTGCTAAGCACCTGAACGGTGGCGCGAACAATTGCATTGATATCTTCTTGAGATTTACCAAACGCAACGCCAGCAGCAACAACACCCCTGTAGATCGTTTCTGTTTCTTTCAGACTCAATCCATTGGCACGCGCAGCTACTGAAACTTGTGCGTAACCCGAAATTGTTTCCTTGAGAGAAGTCGCGTAATCTTCGCTTACTTTTCTTGCAATTTGCAAATTCCGTGAATAATCCTCTTGGCTGCTAGAGGCTTGAGCAAGGGTTATTTTTGCAAGATTGAGATCGTTGTTGTATTTGGCAATAGCCCCTGAAGCTTCCCGCAATGGTTTAATAACCATGCTCCCAACAGCCACGCCAATACCTGCACCAGCGGCAGTACCAGCGCCAGGAATAATGCTTCCCAACGCAGCGCCACCAGCAGCACCAATCAGCTCATCTGGTCCGAGAAAGCTAGCGCCTGCTGCAATTGCTCCAATCCTGCCTCCACCACCACCGCCACGGCGTCCTTGTGCTTTTGCGGCCTGAGCTTCAAACTTCGAGGCTTGAGCAGTAGCCTCCTTAAATTCTTTGCTTGCAATATCAACACTGTTCGCCAACTCACGCCAAGAAGCGGCATAGTCCTTGAGAGTTTTTATGCTATTGGCGCCAGTTTTTTCTTGAACATCGCGCAGTTCATTTGATAAAACTTTGAATTTTGCAGAAGATATCGTTGTTTGATTTGCAAGATTATTTAACTTCGCGCTGAGACCTTGGAAGACCGCTTCGCCCTCAGCCTTGATGCGCAGCTTGATTTCCGAGGTGATTGAACTCATTTGCGGCTCGCATTCAAAACGGAAAGGGCAGCCATTTCCATCACCTGCACGCCCTCAAAGACAGCGACAGGATCCTTGACTGAATACAGCTTACAGAGCCATTCAAGACTCGGGTAGTTCAATCCTGTCAGTCCTGCCATGCTCGTCTGCCATTGCGTCGACATGCGGATGAACATCACCACAATGTCCCAGTTCTCCTCCCAGACCTCACAGTCCTGTTGTACAGCTTGCAAACGTGCAGCGGCAATCTGCTCCTCACTTGCGCCAAGAGCCTTCAGGTCGGCTTCGCGCTCGTCAACTACGCCACCTTTCGCCCAGTACTCAGCAGCGACTTTTAGTTTTTTGCCGGCGCCCCTGTCACGCTGTCGGCATACGCTTGGATGATCGCCTTCATCACATAGGGATCATCACAAAGCTCTTTTTTGTTCTTTGACGTAAAGGGAACAGGCTTGCCCTCTTCATCATTGACGCCCTCCCAGCCTTCAAGGATCCCATCAACAAGAGCGTCATCACCCTTGTCAATGAGATCGTTAAAAGCCGAGCGACTCATCTTTTTGAAGACTGCCTCAAACGTTTGAGTCTCAAAGCGATTTCCGTCAACCGGAGTTTCAACTTTGATTTCCCACTTGTAGGAAGCAGTCTTCTTGAGAACGAAGGCCATGAACAGAGATCAGGTGAACACCAGCGACATCTCGTTGTTGCCAGCCGTGGTGGGCAGAGCCAAGTACGGCATGGACAGCGCGATTACGCCGTTAGTATCAGCGTAGCTGCAACCGGTGATGTCGGTCTGGGCTGCGTTGACAGTCACGATATTGCCGGCAGTGGCGCCCAGCACAAGGCTGGTGGAACCAGTGGCAGAAGCAACAGCCTTGGCGAAGAAGTCGGTGGTGCCAACAGCAGGAGCCTCAATCACAGCCGTACCACCAGAGGCGCGGTTGGTGATCAGAACCTCTTTATTGGAAGCGGTTTCCTTGTACAGCAGCTCGTTGTTCAACGCCATGTCGAACGACTCAATGCGGGAGCTGGTCACACCGTGGAAAGTGGCCGTGGTCACGTTGGTGTCGTTGACCTCAATGGCAGCAGCCTGGTTGGCAACAGTGAAGGAGCCAGACACGGCGGTGTCGTCAGGAGCGTTGTAAATGCCGATGAACTGGAAGCTGGCAACAGCAAACTGACCGGCAGTCAGGTTGAAGCTGACAGTGCCGCGTGCGCCAGTGATCTTGTGGCGGGTGCCGTCGTAGAAGCAGTAGATCGTGGCAGAACTGAAGCTGCTGCTCACCGGGGCGTAAGTCACCGAGACGCCAGAGGAAGTGGTTTCGCTCAGGCCACAGGACTTCAGCAGCGGACCAAAGGCAGGAGCGGTGCCAGCAGCGCCAGAACCAGCCAGCTCAACATCAAAGGTCACGCTGACGCGCTTGTTGGCAACCAAAGTGCCACGGGTGCTGTTACCAAGGAAGCCTTGATAAGAAGCCGCTTGAACGTTGTCCGATTCAATCGGAGTTACTTCAAGGTTGGTAACTTGAACCGCGTCAGAACCGCCGACAGGACTGGGGTCAGTCCCATAGGTTGTCTCAATCTTCGCGATCAGAAACTTCTTCCGAGTCAGTGCCATCGGTGGTAGGAGCGGCGGTTTCTGTGATCAGTGTAAGCTTCCCAGACTTAGGGTCAAACAAATAGCTGCCGCCCACTCCGGGATTGGGAACTTCCCTTTCAATCTTAGCCATGATGTTAGGCGCT